TGGGTAGATTATGATGGAAGAGCTTATAGGTTTAAGGAATGGTATGGATGGAACGGCAAGGCAGATGAAGGAATAAGGATGGCTCCGAGCAGCATCGCAAAAGGCATAGTTGAAAAAGAGGAGTCGGCAGGCCTTGCGGGAAGGATATTTAATAGAATATCAGACCCTTCTATATTTTCAAAAACTCCAAATCTTAAAGGAGGTGGGCAAGGAGCTTCAATAGCTGAAATGATGTTAGATGAAGGGATTGTTTTTAGCCCAGGAGATAATGACAGGCTGCTTGGTAAACAACAATTTCACGAAAGGCTTAAATTACAGGAAGACGGGCTCCCGATGTTGATAGTTTATGATAGCTGCACTCACTTTTTAAGGACTGTCCCGTCATTACAACTTGATACAAATAATATAGAAGATGTAAACAGCGATATGGAAGACCATTGTTATGATGAAGCGAGGTATTTTTTAATGAGCAGACCATTGACTCCTAAGCGGTTTCAAATTAAACGCAGACAATCCCAATCTATTATAAACTGGAAGGTGGCATGATGGAACAGGGCGACATTTTAGTAATAAATGGCAAGAAGTATTTATGCAGGCTTTACCGTGGAAGATTTACCCCTAAACAGATGGGCTATAAGATACACTCTGAAATGAGCAAAGAAATAGTTGTAGAAATGGGAAACAAATATAAATTTAATAGTTATTTATATTTTGAGGAGTTTAAAAACAAATGACCAAAGACGACTTTCTAAATATGAGGCGGAATCTTATCGGGGCTTTAAAAATGGTTGAGAAATTCATAGAAAAGGAGAACGATAATATGGCATTTAATAAGGGCAAGGAGATTACCAAAGAAGAACAAGCTCTGGCTAAATATGAAGCCGCAGGCAGACCGAGAGTAATATGGGATAGCAGGGCAGGAACTTATATAAAAAACAAGCATGGGGAGATAGGTTCAAAAAAAGTCTTGACAAATAAGTAGTTATGTGGTATTAGTTATGTAAGAAATTATAGAAGCCCGTCATTATGACCGCCTTCTTTCCAAGAGGAGGCTTATATTGGCGGAGATAGACAGTAAGACCACATTAACATCCCTTTTGGACAAATTCAAAGCATCCGTTGAACACGAGACCTGGAGAAACTTCAATAAAAATGCTACCAATGATTTTGAATTTAGGGAAGGTATACAGTGGTCTAATACTGAGATAGAGGAATTAAAACGCAGGGGACAGCCAGCTACGGTTGAGAATGAGATACATCCGATTGTAGAACGCATCAGGGGACAGTATGCAAGCCGCAAGACCAGGATTATTTTTAAGGGCAGAAATGTAAGCAGCGATGAAAGCAGGGCTGATACCCTCTCCGCGCTCGCTCTTCACGCACAGCAGCAGACAGGTTATGAATTTGAAGAAGCGGATATGTTTGATGACGGGCAGATTTGCGGCTTTGGCGTATTAGAGGCTTTTATAACTTTTGAAAAAGATTTAAGCCCTAAAATCAATCTTAAAGCCGAAAATCCACTTAATATATTTCCAGACCCAAATTCTAAGAAGTATGATTGGAATGAAGATGCTGATTATATATGCAGGGCAAAATGGCTTTCCTACAATGAGGCTCTTAAAAGATACCCTAAATATAAATCCGAGATGGAGGGTTTTATAAATTCCAATCCCGTGGTCAATGATTCACAGACCATGGAGAAAAACCACCTTATAGACCAGCGTTTAAAAAGAATAAGAATTGTTGAGGTGTGGTATAAGGATTGGGTTCAGACCAGATTCGCTATTGCGGGCGGTTTTGGTGTAAAGGATATTACCAATATAAAGCGTAATGAATTATCTGAGCTTAAAAGAAACTTCCCTGATTTAAGATTCCACGAAACCACAGAACCTAAGATGCGGGTTGGCATATTTTGCGGTGAGACGCTGCTTGAAGATAAAGCCAGCCCCTACGAACACAATCTTTTTCCATTTGTCCCTTATTTTGTTTACAGACGAAAGAATGGCGAGCCTTATTCTTATGTCCGCTTACTGAAAGATTCAAGTATGGAAATTAATAAGAGGCGGTCTAAGGCGTTACATTTGTTAAACACTAATCAGGCGGTATTTGAGGAAGGCGCGGTTGCTGATGATTTTGAACTCAAGCAGGAAATGGCTAAACCTGATGGATTAATTAAATACAGAAAGGGATTTAAATTTGAGATAAATAAGAATATAGATATTGCCGTATCACAAGTCAATTTGCAATCAGAAAGCAAGGCGTCAATAGCAAGAATCTCAGGTGTGTCAGATGAGGCTATGGCAAGGCATAGTGAGGTCAGAAGCGGTATAGGATTACAGCGTAAACAGCAAATGACAGGCATTATTGTAAGTCCGATATTCAGTAACCTTAGAAGGTCAAGGCTTATGATAGGCAAACTGATATATGAACTTATCAAGCAGCATTACACGGAAGAGAAGGTTTATAACGTAATAGACAATCTTGGAAAGGCTAAAGAGGTTACACTTGACGCACAGACAATACAAGCGATAAAAGAGGGGATATTTGATATTATTATTGAGGAAGCCCCTGATGTAACAACAATTCAAGAAGAACAGTTTATGTATCTGGCTGAACTTATTAAGGGGCTTGGCATTCCGCCGAACATAGGGATTGCCTTACTGCCTATAATGCTTCAGCTTTCAAATCTCAAAAATAAAGAAGAGATAATACCAATGGTTGAGAAACTTCAGCAAATTCCACCTGAAAAACCAAAAACGTCATTAAGTCTTACCTGGTCGGAATTATATCCAGAAGAGAAGGCAATGTTTGCACAGTTGATGGGGCTTGACCAGCTTGCTGAATTTGAGATGCAAATGCAAAGAGAACCGAAACAACTTGCAAATAAACAGAATCCCGATATAGAAATGGCGAAGACAAGCGCAGATTTAAATATGAAAGATGAGGCTCATAAAATGAAGATGCAGCACGGATACGAAGCACATCAGATGAAGATGGGACAGCAGAATGAAATATTTAATCGGAAGATGGCTATGCAGAATCAGCAAGACATGATGGATAGCGAGGTAGAAAATGAGTAAGGAAATAATAGTAGAGCATAAAGATATAGCAAATTCAAAAACTATAACTAACGTTATGGAAAATATATTTAAGGCTAATGGCCTTAATATACACAAAGACGAGGTTGAAATACTTGAAGACGACCATCGCAAGGGCATAAGGCGTTTGCAGGTCAAGAATACCAAGTATTTTTCAGTTGGAGACGTCCCGTGGCATAAAAAACAGCCAATGGGACTTTGATAAGACCATCGCCGAAAGGCAGGTCTAAAATACAGTTTTACAGCCATCATCCGAAAGGATAGGCAAAAAGGAGAGCAAAATGTTAGTAGAAACAGAAGAGAAAGTTGAAGAGACGAGTGAGTTTCAACCGTCATCGCTTGATGAACTTTTTGGAGAACCATCTGCCGAACCTTCTAAGGAAGAGGTCAAGGTTCAAAAAGAAGAAGAAACCAATAGTGATGAGGCCCCCGCAGTAGTAGAGACTGAGACCAAAGAAACGGAAGATGAAAAAGAAGAGACCGCGATAGAAACTGAAAAGCCCACAATAGACTGGGAAGCTGAGGACAACCCATACAAAGAGCGTTATAAGAATACTCAGGCATGGGGTAACAAAGCACACCAGAAACTAAAGGAGTTTGGGATTGAGGAAGAAGACTCTCCAGAACCAGATGTAGAGAGGCAGACGTTTGCCTTTCAGGAACGAGAGAAGGCTTCAATGGCAGCAGCAGTAGAGGTTCACGGCAAAGATAATGCCTCTAAGATTTATAAAGCCGTGTGCTTAGAAGCAGCCGACAACCCACAGTTGTTTCAACGTATCTTTAATTCAACTACTCCTGTTTTAGAGGCTATCAGGTATTCCAAGGAATCTGCGTTTTTCGGTAAATATGGGTATGACATAGAAAAGATACCAGCTAAAATTCGTTCTGAATTGGAACCCGAATTGCGGGAGAAAATCACAAAGGAACTTCAAAGAAAATTAACTAAAAAAGAAGAAATGCCAAATACGTTGAGTGGAGTAAAAAGCAAGGATACTAAGGTTGAGGAACAACCTTTTACTCCTACTCCGCTAAACCAGTTATTCGGCTAATGGAGGATTAAAAAATGGCTTATACTGAAATATTAACAAGTGGAAACAGCGCCGTTGTTTCGCAGGAAGAATGGTCTGATACTTGTCATAGAGAATACACTGGCAAGTTGATGATGAAGTGGCTTATGAATACAGGAGAGAACTCAGTTATCAGAGTCAGAGAGGACTTAACAAAGAAGGCTGGGGATGCTATTACTGAGAGATACGCTTCGGCACAGTCAGGCGGCACAGTTAGGGGAAATGCAGAGGGCGTCGGCAATGAGGGCTCTAATTCATATTTCGCACAGAGATTCATTGTTGATAATATCCGCAATCTGCACAAGATTGTAGATGTCCCTATGACTGAAAAGAGAGTATCCTTTTCTGTTAAGGATGAGGCTAAGTGGGCGTTGACCCAGAAACATGCAGCCGTTTTTGACGATGACATGATCGCTATGCTTTGCGATACAGGTGCAGGTAGAGTGCGTGGTCGTTATCTTTACGGTGCTGCTGATTCAAACTGGGACGCTACTCATGCAACTGCCTTAACTGCTATTGATGGCACAAACGATATGCTCACGGCATCAATGATAGACATTGCAAAAAGAAAGGCGGTTATCAAGGGGACTGGAGTTTCACAAAAGATAATGCCTACAAGAATTCAAAACGGTAAGAACTATGAAGAATGGTTTATCTTCTTGGGACATACCTACGCAATCAGAGACCTGGTAAACTCCGATGCGATATTTAGAAACAACCAGCTTCTATTGCCTGTAAGGGCTAACAGTGATTCCATTTACTTTACTGGTTCGCACTTCAAGGGTTCATGGAATGGCGTGTTGATTTATGAGAACGACAGGCTACCGCTTGTAAGCTCAACAATACAGGTTGCTCACAATGTTCTGTTGGGTGCAAAAGCTGGTGTTGTTGCATGGGGGCAGAGGACGAAGTTTACTGATGACCAGACTGCCAATGCTGGTAATGACTTAGGTCATAACTACATTGCAGAACTTCACGACATCAGGAATAAACTGGTGACTGGCGCTAACAATAACCTAAAATCCGTTTACAATGACGGCACAAACAGCCATGACTATGGATTAGTCAACGTGTTTAGTGCTGCTGTAGCCGACTAAGGGAGGTTAATTTATGGCAAGAACATCAACAGCAAGGACACCTAAGTTAGCCATAGTATCGGGTGAAACAACTCAGATAGCTTTTGGACAGGCGGGAGGCAGTGGGACCTCTACCACTGTTACCATTCCGCAGGCAGTTGCCATTCTATCTGTTGTCGTAACTGGAACATCTACAACTACAGCGATGTTTGTTGTTACTGATTCTACTAACACTTTTACAGTTACACACGGCAATGCAGAATATTTTGACTGGATTGCTGTTGTGAAAGCTAAAATGTAAGGAGGAAAAAAATGGGAAACAATTACACAGAGTATTTTGTGCAGCTCGTTAATGCCCGCACAAAACAGGCAATAGACGATGATACAGGTGTTTGTAATGTCTTGACGGTTAATAGCCCAGTTGAGGTTACTATTTACTCAGATGACACGGGGACTGCGGCTTCAAACCCTATGACAATGACAAATGGGGTGATAAGGTTCTTCACAGTCAATACGGTAACGAGTGTTGACTTATCTATCCTCACTGCTGCTGGTCAAGCAGTATTTGTAGAGAATCTTACCTCTTCACAGCATAGGGTAGATATTGATACAGAAATGAGAAGTCAGTTGCTCGTCATTCCCTTTGCTGCTTCTGATAATGTTGAAACCGACACAGGTTTTGACCTACCTGCCAAGTGCAGAATAGACCCCTTTAAACTCGGGATGAGGGTTGTAACTATTGATGCAACAGAGACTATAGAAGTCGGCTTGCTCTCATCGGAATCAGGTGGAGACTTGGACGGCTTTATTGACGCCGCATCGGTGGCAACTGCTGGATATGTCAATCTAATCCCACAGATAACAGACGGGACTACTATTGACTATGTAGGAACTAACTATGTTGGGGCGTTACTCGCAACCAGCATAGCGGGGGCAGATGCAGTAGCAACAGTAGGCGGATGGACGCCGATGTGCAACTATGTTACGGATGGAATGGCTAAGTCAATAACCTATACAGGTTCAGCAGGTTCGGATACTGCTGCTGGATACATAATTATAGGTTATGACCTACTGCCGTAAGTAACTAAAACTGTCCTGACGGTGTGCGGGGGGGGGGTGT